TGAACACTTCCACGGGTTTTGACGGGATCCTACCCGGATTTGAATGGTTTACTCCATCTTGGTGATGAGTACGTCAAACTCATCATCACCGAACAAATCCTCTCCCCGCCGGCGAGCCTGTTGACACAAAACAACATAGTTCCGGCGCTTGACCCGGTCGGCAACGCGAGCTGCGCGGCCGTCCTTCCAAAGCCCCATTCGATATTTAGACATGATGCACCATTCAGGTGCATCAGTCGGAACATAGAGGGGCCAGGAGTCGGGGAGGGGGGGGCATTCTTCAGCATAGAATGCCAAACGTTCTTCCTCAAGGTCGGACCGAAGTCGCTGTCGAGAGGGGAACAATTGGTTCGAGGGAACCAAATACTCGGAACGAGCCGAGTGGAACTCTTCTTCGGGTAGGCTCCGAATGAAGGTCATATGGGGAATTGGAACAGGCTCGATCGCCACAACCATCCGAAGTCCAAGGTACTCATCCATCTCACGCTGAGACAGAGGAGTACACTTAGACCAAGTTCGTTGTTTCTGTGTGCTCCACCATCGGCGCTTCGAGGCGAAAACACGTTCCAAATCCTTCCCAAGTCGCATCGTCCGCTCTTCGGTCAATGCGAAATCCCCCTCCGGTCCCTCCAGAACATTCCCCGCGGCCTGGAGCATCAAGCGGCGGGTGTTCAGAGAGACAAGAGAGGAGAACTCCTGGAACCCAGACGGGCAAGGCTGGGAAGCCGGGAGATCCAGGAGTCGACCTTGTCGACGCAATTCAGGGAGCTGTCGCTTTAGTTCCCGTTGTGCCTGGATGGCGAAGCAGGGGGTCTCTCCCAGACTGGGCATGGAGGGCATTCTCTCCTCTGGGTGGTTCAGCAGGTACTTTGCTAATCGTCGAGAGGGGAGGGAACAACTCCGGACTCCATCCATCGACTCCAGACCCATGCCTCCAAGTTGGGAGGGAATAAACCAGTCCGTACTAAAGGGGATGGATCCTTTAATTCCAGACATCGACGCTTCCCGGGGAGTGCAGGAGCCGAGGGCCAAGACATCCCTCCATGAGTCCAGGAAGACGTGGTTCATAGCCCGACGGAGTCCTCCTGTGGAGGGGCCCAGCCAGTTCTTCTGGAGTGCGGGAAGAATCTGGTATCCATCTGCCTGGAAGAGGTCCATCAACCGGTTCAATGTCCCATGGAATCGAGACTTTTTGCAAAGGCCTTTGCAAAATGTTTCCAGTTGACTCATTCGAACCTGGAGTAGATCATTTCGGTTCTTGACCGATTCCCAGGGAACCGCCCGACGATAGGCCCGACCCGAGGGGCCAAGGAAGTCCATGTTCCACCAGTGGGAGGTCGTGAAAGTCTGTCGATCTCGGACTGGACGGTTTCCAACCGAATGAAGGGGCTTCAGGAAGTACGGTTCAGAACAGTGGGAAAGCTCTATCACTTCTGACATGTGACCTGTCGCAACGTGGACCGTCTCGATCTGAATCTGCTTCAAAGTCGGCATTCGAAGCGGGATCGGGACGGGGGTGAGGCCAGGGTCATAGCGACGGCCGGAGCTCCTCATGGGCCGAGGGGACTCAACTCTACCAGCATTGAACATCACCGAATTCATCACGAGAAAATCGCGAGAGGTGAAATTCTTACCCACGCTGGGTACCAACCCGCCACAGGACGTCACCCCTTTCCAGATCTGGTAGCCCTGGGCGGTGGACGGGAACACAACGTCATCGCCATTGATGAGGCAAGGGAAATCGTCCAGAGAGGTACCAAACGGGAGGTCACCTGAGATCTCCTGCGAGTCTCGGGTGAGGGCAGCGTTGATGATGCAGAGAACTGGAAAGGAAACCGGAGAGCCCATCAGTTGACCATTTCTCTGGGGCTTGGAGAATTCTGGTGCACAGTCAACCTGATGACCGGTAAGGGCCTTTCGAAAGAGAGCTGCATACTGTGCCGGGATCCCACAGATCCGGGAGACCTCCTCCGCGACAGTATTGGAAAGCTCCCCATGGACCAAGTTTGTAGCGGCCCGGTAGTCGCCGCTAACATAAAATTGATCTGGACGAAGGGGGACTGAGAACCGAGACTGAACTGTATGTTCCGTGATGGGACGACCATCCATCACGTTATCACCGGGGACTCCGATCGACGCCTGGGCACCAATCGCTCCACCGATCAAGGTGAAGGTCTTCGTCTTCCTCAGTATTCCATGCAACCACTTCTGGATAAAGGAAGCATGAAAGTACTCATTGGGAGGACCTGCAGTAATTGTCCGAATCTTCAAGGGCTCCGCAAGTGGATGAACCTTAGCCGGAAGTTCTGAGGGAACCTCCAGAGGGATTCGATTTGGGATCTCCCGAACGACGATCTTCTCTATTCCGATGTCAAACCAGTGGAACAACGGGGTGAGAGCAGAGATCTCTTCGTTCGGTGGACGAAAGTACTTCAGGAGCCGACGTAGGATATCATCGTCCTTCTGTAGGACAACATGGTCGATGATCTCCCGACGGTCGGGCGCAATGTCTACCCTCATCCCTATCTCTTTGCATATCGTGAGGAGTGCTTCCTCCTCATGCATGAGTAACGGATGTAGGGCACCTCGGGCACCTCCCATGGAACGAGGGAGGGAATGACCCTTTCCAAGGTAGTGAGCCTTGGCAGAGGGAAGGTGGTGGGGTGCCGAGACGGGGAATCGAAGTCCACTAAATAGTTCCTGGCATGTACGGCGGACCGCATGCTTGGCATCTGCAATAGTGTATCTTCGACCCTTGTCGACTCCGGCTGGAACATCAAAGGGATGTTCGGTCGGAGGGGTAGTAATGATTTCCGCTGACTTGAGTCCTTCCAGGAACAGCTGATCATCACTTGCCTTTGGGGCACACCGCTTCATATTGAACACAAACTCCTGGCACAAGACACGATCGCTTGTCAGCCAGGCCCCAAGGGCCAGACCACCCTTGCCTCCATAGATATGTCGGGAACGGACAAATCGAACATGGAAGGGGGGGGGAACGGAGGGTTGTTCTTCGGGGGATTGGCGCTTACTATACGACTCAAGTAGCGCCAGCTTAAGCTTATAATACTGCTCGAACTGACCAAGGATATAGAGGCCTACATATCCAAGGAAGAGTTCGAAGAGATTATGGATTAGCTTTTCAGATCGAACATCCGGAACTAAGGGATGCCCATACCTACTACGACAGTGACAGGTATCGCTCGACGGCCGACTACCTTTGTGTATTGGGTTAGAGCATCCAAAGTTCAGGGAACCGGATGTCATCATGTGAAGGTCATGCTTGTTAGCAATCTTCGGAGGTATCACATGATGGGGGAGTTCCAGAAAGGTCAACATTGCATCAACAACTTGCAAGGCCTTTCCGCAATTTGCTAGAAAGCGGGCCTGAGGGGATGGAACCTCCTTAGGGCTTTTTGGCGGAGCTAGACGACAGTCAGGATCGAGTTCATTCCACTCTCGAAGCTTCATCGCATAACACTCTGCCGCTTTTTGGTACTTGGAGTATTCCATTTCCCACAAGGCCACCGCACCGTTAATACCCTCAACTTTTGAGGGATTGACATTTCGGTGGTAGCCGGCAGTTATGTTTGCAACCTGGCGAAGACGTGTATCCCATGTGGACACGTCGACGCTGATATTTTCATACCAGGTCACGCACAAACGCTTTACTGCGTTGCGTACCCCATATAGTTTAGCGTGTCGAAAAGACATGTTTCCC